CTCGGACCGGACCCACAGGTAATGGAATCCAGCCTTGTCGATGCCAGTGATGCTTCCAATCGTCAGGTCACTCGCCGGTGGCGAGGCGGAAAACTGGAAAACGAACTTGAGCGTATCGCCAGCCGGCTCGCCAGACACACCCTCTAGCAAGACGGACTCTGCCGGGAAAATGCGAAAGGCATTCGAGTTGGTTTTCCCGACTGCCTCGTGCAGCCGCCCCAGAAACGCTGCTGTAAATTCCGCTGGGTCCAGGTAGAGCGTTTCCTGCCAACTCAGGTCGGCCGATGGAATGTCCACTCCCTCAATCTGCTTGTCTACGCCTTCCCCGGAAACGTTGATCGCTTGCTTGAAGTCCGTCGCCTCTTCGCCGGCCGGAACGTTCTGCGATATTGTTTCGAGTGAATGCGTCGTGTGGATTTGAGTGGTCCCGATATTGAACGACCACTCGCTCTGGCCACTTTCCCGCCGCAGCGGACTGTATGAAACCTCGCCGTCCCAAAGGCCGTCCGCTCGCTCCTGGACGCGAATCTGGTTGCGCCAGAGGTTGCCGTACTGGACCGGAGCTGCTGCCTTGATGATCTCGTAGGCGATTAGTTCGTCGTCCGTGCCGATCACCGTGTACTCGCGCGAGTGCCGGGCCGTTGACCGATCCTCGCTGAGTTCACGCTTGGCGTACCGTTCTGTGATGGTGATCGACACAGTGTTGCTCCGTGATTGCGTTACGCTGGCAGGCCGGCGTGGCGTAGGAATTTCGCGATGTCGTCGAGCGTCAACGCCATGTTGCGCTCGACCTCGAGCTGCTGTTGTTCAACGCTGCCGCCGCCGCTCATGCGGGCGGCGGCGGCAGCCGAGAAGGTGCCCCTGGCGGTCAGCTTTTGCTCGACCTCGCCCAGGTCAGGCATGTCCATAACGCCATTCTTGGCGTCACCTTCGAGGCCGGCGAACGGATCATCCTCAAACCCGGCATCACGACGTGCCCGTGACGCCTGGGTGAGTGCGTCCTCCCATTCCCTCTTGGCGTCGTCGACGGCCTGTTGGGCCGCGTCAAGATCCCTGTTTCGTTGGCGATCCAGGTTGTCGTAGTACCGCTGCTTGTCGCTTTCGAGCACGGCGTTTGCGTCCCTCTCCTGTTGCTCGATCGCGGCCAGGTCTGATTCTCTCTTGTCGGCGATCTCCTTCTGGCGTCGCTCGTTGGCGCTGGTTCGCCGGTCGCGTTTGTCGCCTAAATCTTTGGCGAGCGTCTCTTTCGCCACCTTGGCCGTCTCATCGTTGAGCACGCCTACTTTATTCAGCGCGGTCAACAGCAGGTTCCCTGCTCCCTCTTGGAGGTTGTTCCATGCGTTAGCGATCTCGGTTGAAAACGAGGACCACACCCCTTGCATGAACGATACCGTGTTGACCCACGCCGATTTGATTGTGGCGGTCGCTGTGATGAACCCCTTAGCGATCGTGGTGGTCATTTCGTTCCAGACGGCGAAGAAATACCACTTCGCGTCCTCCCACAACCGATTGACGGCAGCGACCCCCTTCTGCCATTCCATTTTAAGGGTCGTCCAGAGCACCTTGCCGGCAAGGGCAATGTCCCCAGCAGCAAGGGCGTCGCCGATTCCCCTCCACGCCGCCAGAGCCGTCGTTTTCAAGTCGTTGAATTTTTCGCCGAGCGCGCCGAGCACCTGAGAGCCGGTGCCCGTGAAGTGCAGCACGGCAGCCGTCAGGCCTCCCACGGCCGCGATGGTAAGCCCGATCGGCGACAGCAATGCCGCGATGGCCGACCCGATCACGCCAATCGCCGCACCGACACCCGTCACAATCGACGCGAGCCCGCTGAAGACCGCTCCCACGCCGATGACCACTCCACCCAGCGCGATCAATGCTCCGCCGATCCCGGCGGCGATGGCCGCCACCTTGAACACCGACACGATCAACTCGCTGTTAGCCTGAATCCACTCCATGGTCGGCGCGATGACCTCTGCGAGTTTGTCCGCGGCTACGGTCAGTGCTGGCGCCAGGGCGCCACCGATCCGAGTCACCACTCGCTTGAGCACGTGGCTGAGCTTCGCCCATGCGTCAGTGACTGCCGCGGCGCTGTCGGTGTCCATTTTGGTCCACGTCAACCCGAGTCTGTCGGCATCGCCCATCATGCCGCGGATTGCATCGCTCCCCTGCAAGAGCAGCGGCAGGAGTGCGTCGACCTGGGTACCAAACGCCCGCTGCGCCAGGCCAGCCGCTTCGGCGGGGTCCTCCATCGCCGCCATGGCGTCCGCCAGGGCGAGCAGGCGGTCCTCTGGGGCGAGGCTCTCCAGTCGTTGTGCGCTCAGTCCGAGCGTCTCCATTGCCTTCGCCTGCGTCTTGCTCGCCTGTCCGACGGTGATGCGGCCAAGGCGGCGGTTCATCCGCTGGACTGCGTTGCCGACATCTTCCAGGCTGGAGCCAGACAGCTCAGCGGCGTACTGGAGCTGCGAGAGCGACTCGACGCCGATCCCCGTGCGCTTGCTCATTTTGTCGAGCTGGTCGCCGGCACTGGCAAAGATTTTCGTCGCACCGATCATCGGCCCCAGCACGGCGGCGGCGGCGGCGGCGATGCGTGCCCCCATGCTCGTGATGCTGCGGCCCCACGATCTCAGCCGATCCGAGGCTCGCTTCAGTCCACGCACGAGGCGGCTGTCGTCGGCGAACAGCTCGACGAACGCACGGCCCGCCCGGATTCCTGATTGTGCGGCCATATCAGAGTAGTGCCTTAAGTGCGGTGATAGGGGCTGGCGTCACGGACTGCTCGCCGCCGTCCGTCGCCATGGGGTTGAACTCACGTGGTTCTCGTGATGGTGTTTTCTGGCTACGATGCGTGTTGTAGGCCATGGCAAGCAAATGTGAGGTGTGGCTCCACGCATCACGCCGCCGGCCGTCGGCCATCCGGAGCAGCTCGCGCAGCGTCAGGGGACTGGGGTCGACGCCGAGTTCTCCGGCGAGCTCCCAAATGAGCTGCCAACAGCGATCAGTGCCGCCTCGATCTCCTTCGCAAGCTCCGGGCTGTCCAGCTTCGCCCTGATCAAATCCCTCGTTCGCCCCGCCATCTCGTTGAACTTGCCGATCGCGATGGACAGGTTTTCGCGATCGGCTTCTTCGGGGAAAAAATCCACGACCTCCTGGACAAGTGCGTCCTTGGCCTTGGCAATCACCCTGCCGCGCATCGCCGCAGCGAACTGCTCGTCGCTAATGCCCCGCTCGTCGGCTTGCGGTTTGCACGTGACGTACAGGCAGTCGACCAGCGTGATTGGGTCGACCATGAGCCGCTGGAGGGTCGTTTGGGCATCGAGCAGATCCACGTCGAGTAGGTCGCGGCATCTCTTGACGGATGCGACGTCTACGGACACGATCCACTCGCGTTCATCGGCATCTCGAAACGTGTGCATCGGGTAGTCCTCGTAATGGTGCGGAGCAGTGGGTGGAGGGGCAGCATCCATGCCGCCCCTCCCACCACCCTGCAACTGATTCAGCGAACTATGCGGCGCCCTCGCGGATGACCAGATTGCAGAACACGCCCTCGCCGAGCGTGCCGGTTCCCGCGGTGACCGAAATCACCACCTCAATGACGTCGTCGGCGGCGAGCGTGGCGGAATCGATCACGCCGTCCACTAGCTCGTAATCGTCTTCGCTGCTGCTGAGTTCGATGGCCGCGGTAAGAATCGACGATCCGTTCTTGTGGACGTCGACATCGATTGTCGAATCGCCGACGCACGCGGTCTCGCAGCCGGCCTGGACGGCAATGAGACTGCCCGCTGTGCCGTAGACAACATGCACAACGCGGGTCTCGGCAGCGGCGGCCGCGCCGTTTTCCTGGGCCATCGTGATCTGATGCTGGTGCTCCAGCTTCGAAGCGTCGATATCGGCGCCGCTGGAGACCTTGGCGTTATCGACGCTGCCGGCCGGCAGCGTCATACTTCCGGCAGACAGCCCGCCGGTGACGTGTACGTTTCCCTCAATCCGTGAAGCCATTGTGTTTCTCCTGGTATTGCGTGGAGGTTAGTTGGTTCGTTTCCGTTGTTGCTATCCGCCGGCTACACCCATTGGGGTGCGCGGTCCGAGTAGGCGACCTTCACCGTCACGGACGCCGTGATTGCCTCCTCTAGTGCCTCGTTCCGGGTAAGGTTTGTGACCGTGAAATCTGCATCGAGCCCCTCGCCGCCGGCCTCGTCAAGGAATTTCATGGCGATCAGGGTATCGTTGAAGTAGGCGTCCTTGACTGCACCGAAGGCTCCGTCGTCTGGGTCCCACACCATCTCGAATTCGATGGAGCCTTCCTTGAGCGTGGCGAGCGTCTGCCGCCACCCGTTGCCGCCCCGAGTTGTGACGTCGGCCTCGCCTTTTTCGAGGTTCAGCGTGACATCCTTGATGTTGGTGATTTCGGTGGTCGCGGAACTGCCGGCGGTGCCGTAATACGCTTTGGCGTTCAGGCCGAGTTTTGCACCCATGATCGTCTCCTGCTCGTTGGTTACCTCGGTTACTTGATACTGTCGGCCCACATTGCCGGCAGCTTTGGTTTCTCGCGTTCAAAGGCCGGGCCCATGAACGGGCGGGCGGCGATGCGTTTCTTTTTCGTGACCGTCACGCGACGTCCACGACGCCAGCGGCGCCGGCTGATGGTGGTCTGGCCGCCGTGCTCCAGGGCATCCGGGGCTTGCCCGGGCTTGCGGCTGAGTCGGATCGGCCCAATCACCACGTTCTTCTCGTCCGGCTCGTACGCGAAGAAGATGAACTTCTTCAGCAGCCCGGTGTGTGAACTGGGCGGCTGCCCCGGCGCGGATACCCGCTTGCGTTTGCGGATACTCGACTTGGCGCTTGTGCGAACGTAGCTTCCGAATTTCGACAGCACGCGGCGCGTAGCACGATCGACCGAACGCATGACCGTCTTGCGGTCGAAGAACATGCTTTTCGCTTTATCGAGCTTATAGCCGATCATCGCACAACTTTGAAAGTGAAGGTGAGTACGCTGGTGTAGGCGTGCTGTTGTCCGAGGTGGTCAGGGTCGTACACCGGCGAGTTCTCGGTCCGCACCCACGACGCCCGCGGCTCGGTATCGAGGAGTTGGGTGAAGCGGATATGGTCTGCGATCTCCTGGGTGAGCGACATTAAGGCGTCGAGCCGATCGGTATCGAGGACCCCGTCGTTGGTTTCAATGTGCTGCTGAATGGCAACGTCAATTTGACAATCGTGCTGGTTCGCGGCTCGGGTGCCACTCGTGATGTCGATCGCTTTCGGTACGACGGTGACTTTCAGCGTATTGAGCTGCGCCAATTCATGCCGCGGCAGGTAGGCCCGTGAAACCATCAGAGGCAGCGTGAACGTATGGTCGCTGATTGCGACGGCCACGGCATCGGCGATGTCAGTGATCAATGACATGGTTGGTTGTCACCCCACGGCTTCCACGGTTTCCGCCGCCTGGATGGCGGCCTGCTGTTGCGTGTTACTCTGCTTCTAGCTCGGCCACCGCCTCAAGCACGAGCGTCAGGGCTTGGGCCAGTTTGGGCTTATCGGCGGCTGCACGTTCGGCGGCCAACGCAGCGAGGTCAGGGATTCGACGTTGTGACATATCACTTCGCACGAAATCCCCCGTATCATAGTTGTACGGGATAGTACGGATCGTGGCTTGCATTGCCCCATCCGGTTCTGCTCGGATGTTCAGACTGGTCACGAACCGGTCGGGGTAGGTTTTTTCTTCGGTGGCGGGTTTAACGACAGGCTCGGCACCGGGGATTCTGGGTAAACTCATAATTGTTTCTCCGTTTAGTTAGTATTGAAACTGCTCGAAATACCAAGGTGTCCCCTGGCGGATGCCTTCCGCAACGTGCTTGGGCAGTACATCTTCCCAGTCGCTTCGAGGCTCTTCGCCGATGAACTCGTAGACCTGTTTCAGCGTTTCTTGCGGGTTCGTGCAAAGGTCCTCGTATCGCACAAACAACATTTTCTCGGCTAGATTACGCTGGAACAGATCAAGTGTACGGGCAAGAGCCAAGCCGACCGGCTGTGTATTGAGCCAATACTTAGCGGCCTGCTGGAGTGTGTCGGTGCTTGCGGTAGATACGTTCCATCGAACCGATGATGGACCGTAAATCACGTATCATACAAATCATCTTGGGTTCTGGGTGCCACTGTTCGACCCACTCGTAGTAGTGGCTCCATCCTCGGTTCTTGTCGCATATCACGGGCCTATCCGTGATAGCTCCGTAATACGATTCAGCCATACCCTTGCACATTGTGATAAAAGCTGACTGCATCAACTGTGGGTCTTGAGAAATAACTTCTGATAACGAATAATTGCCCCTAGCACCAAACTGATACTCAAGCAGAGGACTAGTAGGTGAACCATAAATACGCGGGTTCTGATGGAGAATTACTTGCAGCAATTCACTACCGGACCTCGGCATAGATGTGTTGAAAATTAGATTCACGATGCTGTCCCCAATGTAATGTTTTTCACTGTGCCGCCGATATTTACGTCCAAGATAATATCATCACCGTTTCTGCGAATTGCATAGCACTCACGCGGCAAAGTATCATCAGCTTCGCTGCCGTGCGTAG